TTATGGACGCATTATGGACATTCCTGACACCGGGTTAAGAGTCACAGCATCTTGTAAGAAATCCGGTGCAAAGTGTGCGTAGGTCATAGTTTGCTGAATGTTAGAATGACCCAGGATGCGCTGCAATGTGATTATGTTACCTCCATTCATTATAAAATGTGTGGCAAATGTATGCCTCAAAACATGCACTGCCTGTCCGTCAGGTAAATCGGGTTTTACTTCCCTGAGAGCGTTGCGCACTTTGTAGTAACTGGCATTAAAAAGCCTGCCTGAATTTTTGGTCTTGATCCGTTTAATCAGGTCCTGCGAAACGGGAATTGTCCTGCGCTTTCCGTTTTTAGTTTTCATAAACGTAACCATCTGGTTAATGATGTGTTCAGCTTTCAAATTAGACACTTCACTCCAGCGTCCACCAGTAGAAAGGCAGACCAGAGTTGCATTTAACTCATCGCCATCAAGCATGGATAACAGCCGCGTAATCTCTTCACTGGACAAAAAAGCCATTTCCGTAACAGCTTCACGTAATCGCTTAACCTCACGGAACGGGTTGTGAGAGTGATATTCACCGGCGTCAATTAACTTGGTGAACATCCCGCTCATTATTGCCAGATGCCGATTTACGCTGGCTGGTTTTAGACCATCGTTCATCATTACAACGCGATAATCAGTTATCGTTTTCTTTGTTAGCTGGTCCGCCCTGGACACTCCCATCTCAGCAAATTTGGCGATTATTGTCGTCAAACGCCCTCGTTCAATATCTCCACGCTCATGTGATTTTCCGTGATATATCCACCATCTGCCTAACAACTCTGTAAGAGTTCGGCGGTCGGCCGGCTTCTCCAGCCACTCTTTGTTGTGGAAGTTAACCAGTACATGACGTTCGAATGCCTGAGCTTCACCTTTAGTTTTAAATTTCCGCCTGATACGTTTTCCATCTGCACCCTGCGGTCTGACGTCCACTTCATAACGACCATCATCGAGCTTTTTAATAGACATAAAGCCCTCCGATGACGCTGTTTACTTCTACTACTTGAAAATTAATGCAATTTTCTTTCGTACATTTACTGCACACATATGCTGAATAAATCGTCAGCCAGTCTTTTGGTCTGAGTGGTGCAAGGTTGTTGAGTCTTGCCCAATGTGTGCGAGCGCCGGGGCTATTTGTCCGGCAGCGGGATCTGTCTCATCAAACATGAACCAGTCACGATATTTACGGAATCTTGGGTGTTTCAGAAGTCGCACTACCGCGTCATGTGAAATGGATGATTTCCCATTTTCGTACCCCACATAGGTAACGTAATTAATACCTGTCATTTCAGCTACTTCCTTCTTCTTGAGGCGTTCAGACTCACGAATAAGTTTAAGTTTCTCACGAATCTCAATTGACATAATGAATCAGATCTCTTATTTTTAATCCGTTGTGATATTCCACACCTAACTCTAGCCAACTCTAACTAGCTTTAGTTTGTGGAGCCAATTAGGAGAATAGCAAAATGAATGTCGGATCTGAAATTTCTGACGAGACAAGACAAGAAGTCTCAGTTCTTACAAAAGCAAAACGTCATTCAGTTAAATTGGCTGCTGTGCCTTCAGATTTGCTGTCGAAAGAGGGTTTTGCTCTTTACATAGGTAAGACACCACGCGCTGTAGCAGAAATGGCGAGAGCAGGCAAGCTCCCTGCGTTCTATATGACAGACCCACTGAAGCCAGGGGGGAATGCTGAGTTATGGATTAATCGTCGTGAGTGGGACAAATATGCAGCTCAACTAGTCGATGAAGCTCCGACAGAATGGCATGACTGGAAGAACCGCATAAGTTATAGCAAGTCGAAATTAGGGCGTATGGTGTGAGGGCATGTTATGAACACTATAGTAGGAAACACGGCAGCTAAAAAAATTCAATCGTTGATCATCGAGCTGCGCACGAGACTTTTGTCGATTGAAGGGCAATCTAACGTATCAGCCATAGTTGATGACATAGAAATTGAAGCGAAAAAATTAGAAGAAGAAGTTAATTTTCTGGCTTTACCTGTAAGAGCTGCAGAAATTGAGACTTTGACGCATTTAATTAAATGTGGATGTGTCAGGCTGGAAAATAACAAAAGAGATGAACGTAATGAGATTATAAATAATTTACAAGAGTCATTTGCGTTAATCAGCCAGAATCAACATGCCCCAACTAAAACAAAAAGAAGCAAATCAAGTAAATTTGAGATTTTGCGTTTTGGTGATCTTTCTATTATTGGTTGCGAGCTAACCCCATTACGCAACTATGTGACTCTATACTGTAGAGCTTGTTATGAAAATGACAGATTTATCGGTCATGTGTACTACGGAGTATCAAAGTTATCGGGTGACGAAAAAGGTTATAGCGAATTTGATGCACTGAGTATTATTAATGCTGTAGAAAAATATGCGCCAGGAATGCAAAAATACTCATGGCGCAAAGTAGATTGAAATTATTTTTCTTTATTCAGCTCTAAGTATTCGCCGATAGTAGCATGAAGATTTTTTAATTGCTCGAGTTGAATACTAATTGCAAGAACATTATCGCTTTTTAGGTTTAAGTCGGTATGAAGGTGTGCGAGTAGTCTCATCTTACCCTCACTGACAATACCATCGATAGTGATTTTGTCTGGAAATACAGTAACAGTTTTTTTGTCCATTTTTACACCTTTTGTGGTTGGTTGTTTTTGGCGATTCGATCTTACCACAAGACCATGTGCCGGACATGGCTAAAAACCGGCTCTGTTTCAGGAGGAGTTATGCCGGAACCTCGTTGTATTGCTCAGTTATTGCGTAACGAAAGCCCAAGGGCGATTGACTTCACCATCACCCACGGTAAGGGGCGTAAGGGAATCATTATCCGCACCAAAAAACAGAGTCCGTTAAAAAAGGCTCTGACCTTTCTGAAAAGCCGGAGAGTATGGAAATGACAGTGATGACGCTCAATCTCGTTGAAAAACAGCCAGCAGCTATGCGCCGGATAATTGGTAAGCATCTTGCCGTTCCTCGCTGGCAGGATACATGTGATTATTATAATCAGATGATGGAGCGCGAACGGCTAACAGTTTGCTTTCATGCGCAGTTAAAACAACGTCACGCAACGATGCGTTTTGAAGAAATGAACGACGTCGAACGTGAACGGCTGGTTTGTGCAATTGATGAATTGCGTGGGGCATTCTCAAAACGCCGTCAGGTTGGCGCAAGTGAGTATGCATATATTAGTTTTTTAACAGTAAGTCAGCGTCGCACTTTATTTATGCACGCACGACTGACAGAAAAAGAATTTAACCAGCCGTACTGGCGAATTAATGAAGAATCATGTTACTGGCGTGATGCTTTATTCCGTGCATTACGTGAATTATTCAGTCTGTTTGAGTATGCACCGACAATTCTGACGTCGGTAAAACCAGAGCAATATCTGCATTAAGTAATTAACCAGAGTTTTTAACGCACTTAATCGTGCGGGGCTTCTTTTTGCCTGGAGAAAGTCATGCATACAGTTTCTGAAAATCAGTGCGGTAAATACGCATTAATGCTGCAACAGGCCAGAACCGAAGCACAGGCCGACGCAGCAACGCGCTTTTCGTCTCATCTTGATGCCATGATTCGCCACATCACAAAGGCGGAGTTATCCCGCGTGGAGATAGTCGAGTTGCTCAGTCAGGAGTCTGCCAAATTCCATAATCTAGGACTCAATAAATAACAGGAAAGTTGGAGATGACAAATACAAAATGGTTCAGGAAACGCTTAACAGATTATCAACTTTCATTACTTAAAAAATTAGATGACAAGACTCCACTACATCCATCAAGCGATGTCTTCCGCTCCTGGCCTAGTCGTGTGGAAAAAGCATTTATAGCAATGGGGAAATGGGGGCTTGTGACCAAATCAAGAGAAGGTTTCTGTATTACCGATAATGGCCGGGAAATGATTGATTCTGCGGAGAGGGCATATAGCGAATGAAAAATATATTGCTTAATAACTGGCTGAAGATTTCAGTTATGAAAAATGGTGATTTGTCGCTAGCTGATATTAAACGCGATAAAAACACTGGGGATATGGTTGAATCAACTATAGCCATTTATGCGGATAAATTAAATCTCCTGTCTGATGTGGTCAATTTACTTGTTAAACGCGCTGTATTTCATAAGCAAATTTCCTCCGTGGATGAACTGACAAAATTAACGACAGAAGTCACCAGCTATTGCGCTGATGAATTTAAAAACCTTAACGACAAAAGGAACTGGTAATGCCGGACAACGTAGATTTTATTCAGGAACAACAGGCTGAATTACTGGAGCGCCAGATTAACGCGGCAAGGGTAAAACATTGCGGTGCTTCTGCGCTGGTTTGCGAAGAGTGTGACGCGCCAATACCTGCTGCCCGTCGTGCGGCTTATCCGTCAGCCACGCGTTGTGTTTCCTGTCAGTCAGTCTTTGAAGCAAAAAACAAACATTACCGGAGAATGGCATGAGCATTCGTATTGAAATTGGCGAACGTTATGTCGTTACCAGTGACAGCTTTCAGTTTATTCTCCACGAGAAAAAGAGAGCGGAAAGCGGTAAAAACGCCGGTCAGGAATGGCTGGCGGTGGTTGGTTATTACCCGAAATTAAGCCAGCTCGTTTCCGGCCTGATGCATCACGATATTCTGACCGGAAGCGCAAAATCTTTTGCCGATTTAAACGCGCAGGTTGAGCAACTCAGCAAGCGTTGTTCAGAGGCTTTTGGCACACATGGCCGTTAAAGCCTCCGGGCGTTTTGTCCCTTCGTCAGCATTTGCCGCAGGCACCGGTAAGACGTTTACCGGTGCTTATACATGGAACGCGCCACGTGAGGCTGTCGGGCGCGAAAGACCCCTTACACGTGATGAGATGCGTCAGGTGCAAGGTGTTTTATCCACGATTAACCGCCTGCCTTACTTTTTGCGCTCGCTGTTTACTTCACGCTATGACTACATCCGGCGCAATAAAAGCCCGGTGCACGGGTTTTATTTCCTCACATCCACTTTTCAGCGTCGTTTATGGCCGCGCATTGAGCGTGTGAATCAGCGCCATGAAATGAACACCGACGCGTCGTTGCTGTTTCTGGCAGAGCGTGACCACTATGCGCGCCTGCCTGGAATGAATGACAAGGAGCTGAAAAAGTTTGCTGCCCGTATCTCATCGCAGCTTTTCATGATGTATGAGGAAATCTGCGATGCCTGGGTGGATGCGCATGGCGAAAAAGAATCGCTGTTTACGGATGAGGCGCAGGCTCACCTGTATGGTCATGTTGCTGGCGCTGCACGTGCTTTCAATATTTCCCCGCTTTACTGGAAAAAATACCGTAAAGGGCAGATGACCACGAGGCAGGCATATTCTGCCATTGCCCGCCTGTTTAACGATGAGTGGTGGACTCATCAGCTTAAAGGCCAGCGTATGCGCTGGCATGAGGCGTTACTGATAGCTGTCGGGGAGGTCAATAAAGACCGTTCTCCTTATGCCAGTAAACACGCCATTCGTGATGTGCGTGCGCGCCGCCAGGCAAATCTGGAATTTCTTAAATCGTGTGACCTTGAAAACAGGGAAACCGGCGAGCGCATCGACCTTATCAGTAAGGTGATGGGCAGTATTTCTAATCCTGAAATTCGCCGGATGGAGCTGATGAACACCATTGCCGGTATTGAGCGTTACGCCGCCGCAGAGGGTGATGTGGGGATGTTTATCACGCTGACCGCGCCGTCAAAGTATCACCCGACACGTCAGGTCGGAAAAGGCGAAAGTAAAACCGTTCAGCTTAATCACGGCTGGAACGATGAGGCATTTAATCCAAAGGATGCGCAGCGTTATCTCTGCCGCATCTGGAGCCTGATGCGCACGGCATTCAAGGATAATGATTTACAGGTCTACGGTTTGCGAGTCGTCGAGCCACACCACGACGGAACGCCGCACTGGCATATGATGCTTTTTTGTAATCCACGCCAGCGTAACCAGATTATCGAAATCATGCGTCGCTATGCGCTCAAAGAGGATGGCGACGAAAGAGGAGCCGCGCGAAACCGTTTTCAGGCAAAACACCTTAACCGGGGCGGTGCTGCGGGATATATCGCGAAATACATTTCAAAAAATATCGACGGCTATGCACTGGATGGTCAGCTCGATAACGATACCGGCAGACCGCTGAAAGATACTGCAGCGGCTGTTACCGCATGGGCGTCAACGTGGCGCATTCCGCAATTTAAAACGGTTGGTCTGCCGACAATGGGGGCTTACCGTGAATTACGCAAATTGCCTCGCGGCGTCAGCATTGCTGATGAGTTTGACGAGCGCGTCGAGGCTGCACGCGCCGCCGCAGACAGTGGTGATTTTGCGTTGTATATCAGCGCGCAGGGTGGGGCAAATGTTCCGCGCGATTGTCAGACTGTCAGAGTCGCCCGTAGCCCGTCGGATGAAGTTAACGAGTACGAGGAAGAAGTCGAGAGAGTGGTCGGCATTTACGCGCCGCATCTCGGCGCGCGTCATATTCATATCACCAGAACGACGGACTGGCGCATTGTGCCGAAAGTTCCAGTCGTGGAGCCTTTGACTTTAAAAAGCGGCATCGCCGCGCCTCGGAGTCCTGTCAATAACTGTGGAAAGCTCACCGGTAGTGATGTTTCGTTACCGGCTCCCACACCTTCTGAGCACGCCGCCGCAGTGCTTAATCTGGTTGATGACGGTGTTATCGAATGGAATGACCAGGAGGTCGTGAGGGCGCTCAGGGGCGCATTAAAACACGACCTGAGAACACCAAACCGTCAGCAAAGAAGCGGAAGCCCGTTAAAACCGCATGAAATAGCGCCATCGGCCAGACTGACCCGGTCGGAACGAATGCAAATTACCCGTATCCGCGTTGACCTTGCTCAGAACGGTATCAGGCCGCAGCGATGGGAGCTTGAGGCGCTGGCGCGTGGGGCAACTGTAAATTACGACGGGAGAAGCTTCAGTTATCCTGTTATATGTGATTGGAGAGCGTATGAATTATGAGATTGTGATAAAAAGTAAATAATTAATATAATGCAATTGCTTGACTGTTTTAAAAGGGACAACGTAGTTGTGAACTATATTGTCCCGGGAGTATTAATTTTTAAATATGGATTGTATGTATTCTATAGTGCTATCTTTAGCTCTGATGTCTTTTAAAGTGTTATTTATGAAATCTATTATTCTGTCATTACTTAATAGTGGCGATAACGCATAACATGTTGTTGTGAATGTCATGACGTCACTAAAGCTTAGTGAAACACCTTTTGTCGCAGCGTTCTCAATCGCAAGAGACTCATCAATATCTAAGTTTGTTGCTCTTGGCCCTTTAAGGAAGATAACTTTTGAAATCCCGGATGCAGATGCTTTTGAAACGGCGTGATTAACATCTTGATAATTAAATGGTTTGTCTTTCACTTCTATAGAAAGGAAAACTATATCATCATGATATACATCTATGTCCAGTATCTCTTTTGAGGAGCTACCGGCCTGATTGACGGGATGTGCTTTTATTATCCATCCTCTTTGTTCACCTAATAAATGTAACGAAATTGCGGCAGCAATCGCGCATGTTTCTCCATCACAAGGATGAGATATAATATTATAAATAATCTTATGGAAATCAAAATTAATTGAGTTCGGCGTTATAACTCTATTGGTTCGCTGTAGGGTAAAATATAATGCAATAACAAGCATTTCATAAGCTAAGGTTTGGGTTGTTGCTGCATGTAATATATCAATTGAAAGTTGTTGTAAAACCTTATCATTTCCTCTGCGCACAGGGTTATCAGAGGAGTGGAGCATGTAACGAGCTGGTTTATTTAGAAATGGCTCATTTGATGCGCCTAACTTACCCTCTAAAAATGGGCCTTCTACTTTGCCTACTATTACCGAATGACATAAACTTCTTGCATCATAGGCTCCGTCTACGGGGGCATTAGCTTGTAAAGCCAGAGGGTTTACTCTAGGGTCTGTTGCTTTTGCAAGTAAACCAGTAATAAGTATATATCTGTATGTAAGGTGGGTGCCTAAAATTACATTTTGAATGGAGACCCATTGATTATTTGTTTTGTAATCAGTTAATTTTTTTGCATCGTTGATTGCATTTATAATTACATTATAGGCTTGCTCATGATTTACTAATACTTTCATAGGTGTCCTTTAGTAAGATATCCATTGGTAGACCTAATCGGCTTGCAACCACCTCTAATAATTCAAATAGTTCTAAAGCATCTAATCGCCTTTCAAAGCTTTCGATTTTAGATATATCTGATTGTGATAATCCTAGAAAAATGGCCAATTCTGACTGCGAAAGAGAAGCTTCTTTGCGTAGTTTGGTGAGAAGCTGGACTAGGCACCTGTATCTATGATCATGTATAGTTGGTTGTCGTTTTGCCATGTGGTTTAGAAGGTGATTGATTGTGTGTCGATCCTTACCTATCATTGGTTTTATTCCAAAATCGAATAATTGGTGCTAAAGAAGTGAACAAAATTTCAGCGGTGAGCTTATTTACTGGGGCAGGAGGGATGGATGTCGGTTTCTCTAATGCCGGGTTCCGAACAGTTTGGGCCAATGATATAGATAAGGATGCATGTGATACATTTAAGCTTAATCATGAATCACCTGTTTTTTGTGGTGATATTGATGAGATGCTAAGTGAATTGTCTGGGCTGAAAAATATAGGTTGTGTTTTTGGTGGGCCTCCATGCCAAGGATTTTCTGTGGCAGGGAAAATGGACGCTCATGATCCACGTAGTAAGCTGGTTATGTCATTCATGCGGGCGGTGGATATAATTCAACCAGAATGCTTTGTTATGGAGAATGTTAAGGCTTTAGCACAGTTGTCCAAATTTGAACCAGTTAGGTGTGAACTGTTTAAGATGGCTGAAAAGTCAGGCTATCGTTCAGCCTTGCTGGTGCTGAATTCTAAAGATTTTGGCGTTCCTCAGAATAGGGAACGTATGTTTTTTATAGGGTTTCGTTCCGAAAATGATGTGAAACGAGTTGAGGCGGCGATAAAAAAATACCAATATCTTTCGCCAACAGTTGGTGAGATTATTCGGCCTTTAGGGCGAGCGGGTAATCCAAACAATTCAAGAGTCTGTAATGCAAGGATTACAAATGCTGCTAAGCCAGTATTACGGAAGTCACCTTACGCGGGAATGATGTTTAACGGGCAGGGAAGACCAATTAACCCGAATGGGTATGCTTCAACTATAGCTGCTTCTATGGGGGGGAATAGGACACCAATTATTGATGAAGAACACCTTTATGATGGCTCAACAAGTTATGTTGAGACTTATCATAATCATCTAATGAATGGTGGTGAGCCAAAAGATATGCACGATGTACCTAGTCGTTTACGTCGACTAACGATAGATGAGGCTCTTTTGATTCAAACATTCCCGAGTAATTATGTCTTTGTGGGGAAAAATTCGTCAATTTGGCGTCAGATAGGGAATGCTGTGCCTTGTAAATTGGCGCAGGCTGTTGCTGCAGGGGTTTTGGATGTCCTTACTGGTAAAACTATTAATGTTCAAAAGAGTCAAACAGAGTTGAGTTTGAATTCGTAAAACGGATCACATTTTCAAACCGATGGATGCAGAATTTAACATTGCTGCATGAGTTTGCATCTTGAAATCATAAGCTGTACTGCTTGGCTTGACCAGAATTGATGTGGGTAAGAAGTGGTTATGCACCCGCATTAAAACCGCCCCATTAAGCGGGCGGGCGAGGCGGGGAAAGCACTGCGCGCTGGCGGTGGTGCTGATTTTATTTTTTCAGCGTCTGAGCGCGTCGTGGCGGCGTTTAGATTTTGCGCCGGGGCGTTGCTGTGTCTGCGGGCTGTTTTGTGCGGTGGTGAGCGTGTGAGGGCGTGATGACTGGGTGTAAAAAAGCCGCCCGCAGGCGGCGATGTTCAGCCGTTGTCAGTGTCCAGTGAGTAGTTTTTAAAGCGGATGACCTCCTGACCGAGCCAGCCGTTTATCTCGCGGATCCTGTCCTGTAACGGGATAAGCTCATTGCGGACAAAGACCTTTGCCACTTTCTCAATATCACCCAGCGACCCGACGTTCTCCGGCTTGCCGCCCATCAACTGAAAGGGGATGCGGTGCGCGTCCAGCAGGTCAGCGGCGCTGGCTTTTTTGATATTAAAAAAATCGTCCTTCGTTGCCACTTCACTGAGCGGGATAATTTTAATGCCGTCGGCTTTTCCCTGCGGGGCATAGAGAAACAGATTTTTAAAGTTGTTGCGGCCTTTCGACTTGACCATGTTTTCGCGAAGCATTTCGATATCGTTGCGATCCTGCACGGCATCAGTGACGTACATGATGTATCCGGCATGTGCGCCGTTTTCGTAATACTTGCGGCGGAACAGCGTGGCTGACTCATTCAGCCAGGCAGAGTTAAGGGCGCTGAGATATTCCGGCATGCCGTACAGCTCCTGATTAATATCCGGCTCCAGCAGATGAAACACGGAGCCGGGCGCGAAAGGTGTCGGCTCGTTGAAGGACGGCACCCACCAGTAAACATCCTCCTCCACGCCACGGCGGGTATATTTTGCCGGTGAGGTTTCCAGTCTGATGACCTTACCGGTGGTGCTGTAACGCTTTTCCAGAAACGCATTACCGAACACCAGAAAATCCAGCGCAAAGCGGCTGAAATCCTGCTGGGAAAGCCACGGATGCGGGATAAATGTCGAGGCCAGAATATTGCGTTTGACGTAAATCGGGGAGCTGTGATGCACGGCAGCACGCAGGCTTTTTGCCAGACCGGTAAAGCTGACCGGTGGCTCATACCATCTGCCGTTACTGATGCACTCGACGTAATCCAGAATGTCACGGCGGTCGAGTACCGGCACCGGTTCACCAAAGGTGAATGCCTCCATTTTCGGGGCGCTGGCGGTCATTTTTTTTGCCGCAGGTTGCGGTGTTTTCCCTTTTTTCTTGCTCATCAGTAAAACTCCAGAATGGTGGATGTCAGCGGTGTGCTGATACCGGCGGTGAGTGGCTCATTTAACAGGGCGTGCATGGTCGCCCATGCGAGGTCGGCGTGGCTGGCTTCCTCGCTGCGGCTGGCCTCATAGGTGGCGCTGCGTCCGCTGCTGGTCATGGTCTTGCGGATAGCCATAAACGAGCTGGTGATGTCGGTGGCGCTGACGTCATATTCCAGACAGCCACGACGGATAACGTCTTTTGCCTTGAGCACCATTGCGGTTTTCATTTCCGGCGTGTAGCGGATATCGCGCGCGGCGGGATAGAACGAGCGCACGAGCTGGAACACGCCGACACCGAGGCCGGTGGCATCAATACCGATGTATTCGACGTTATATTTTTCGGTGAGTTTGCGGATGGATTCCGCCTGGGTGGCAAAGTCCATACCTTTCCACTGGTGACGCTCAAGTATTCTGAATTTGCCACCGGCCACCACCGGCGGTGCCAGTACCACGCATCCGGCGCTGTCGCCACGGTGTGACGGGTCGTAACCAATCCATACCGGTCGGGAGCCGAACGGATTTGCGGCAAACGGCGCATAGTCTTCCCATTCTTCCAGCGTGTCGACCATGCAGCGTTGCAGCTCCTCGAACGGGAATACCGATGCCTTGTCATCAACAAATTCACACATGAACAGGTTTTTAAAATCGTCGGCGCTGTTTTCGCGTTTAAGCTGCTCAATGTCGAACAATGTGCAGCCACCTTTCAGGGCGTCCTCAATGGTGACAATCTGCCGCCACTGGCCGTCCGCACAGAGAAGCCCACTGGCAAGGGCGTTATGACTGACGTCGATTTCCACGCGTTCGGCGGCGCTGGCGCGTCCCCGGTTGAACAGTTCACCTGACCAGAACGGGTAGGCGTCGTGCGCCAGCGTGGACGGGGTGGAGAAATAGGTCGAGCGCAGGTGACTCTGTGAGGCCATACCTGATGCCACCTTACGCAGTACCTGAAAATTCGGGATCCAGAAAATCTCGTCGACGTACAGGTCGCCGTTATGGCTCTGTGCGGTGTTGGAGTTGGTGCCGAGAAAAATCAGTTTTGCGCCGTTATTGCCCAGGACAATCGGGTCACCGGTCAGGTCAACGTCAACCAGACGGGCAAAGGCGATGATGTATTCGCGGAACACATACGCCTGCGTTTTACTGGCCGACAGAAAAATCTGGTTATGACCGGTTTTCAGGGCGCGCAGCAGCGCCTCGCGGGAAAAATAAAACGTCGCGCCAATCTGGCGGGATTTCAGGATATCGCGGATGCGGTGCTCAAGCCCGGCGCGATACCAGTGCAACTGATATTCGAAAGACTGCTCAAAGAAAATCTGCTCCAGCTTTTCGATGGCCTCGTCACTGAAAAAATTCTTTTTCGGTTTGCGACGCCCGCCTTTGTTGCGGTTAGCGATGTTCGGATTAAGGTCTGCCTCGTTGCCGGTCTGGCTGTAGCGGTTTACCCGTGCCAGTCGTTCAATCTGGCGTCCGAGCAGGTCAATTTCCTTGAAGTCACCGCCGGTTTTCTGCGGTTTGATGATGAGCTGGGTCAGCCGCGCTTCCAGACTCATTTCGACACGGCTGATGGGGGCAACACTGTCCCAGCCGTCGCGCTGTTTCCAGCTCTGCACCGTCGGGCGTTTCATCTGCAACATGGCGGCAATCTGCGGCACGGAAAACCCCTGCCAGTACAGCAGCGCCGCCTGACGACGCGGGTCGTGTAAAAGAGTGGTGTCTGTGGTGATGGTCATGAATACCTCGCCGTGATGAATACACGGCAAGGCTACTGAGTCGCGCCCTGCGATTCGCTAAGGTGCTGTTGTGTCAGTGATAAGCCATCCGGGACTGATGGCGGAGGATGCGCATCGTCGGGAAACTGATGCCGACATGTGACTCCTCTAATCACTATTCAGGACTCCTGACAATGGCAAAAAAAGCATCAAAATTCTTTCGTATCGGCGTTGAGGGTGACACCTGTGACGGGCGTGTCATCAGTGCGCAGGATATTCAGGAAATGGCTGAAACCTTTGACCCGCGTGTCTACGGTTGCCGCATTAACCTGGAACATCTGCGCGGCATCCTGCCTGACGGTATTTTTAAGCGTTATGGCGATGTGGTCGAACTGAAGGCCGAAAAGATTGATGACGATTCGGCGCTGAAAGGCAAATGGGCGCTGTTTGCGAAAATCACCCCGACCGATGACCTTATCGCGATGAACAAGGCCGCGCAGAAGGTCTATACCTCAATGGAAATTCAGCCGAACTTTGCCAACACCGGCAAATGTTATCTGGTGGGGCTGGCCGTCACCGATGACCCGGCAAGCCTCGGCACGGAATACCTGGAATTCTGCCGCACGGCAAAACACAACCCTCTGAACCGCTTCAAATTAAGCCCTGAAAACCTGATTTCAGTGGCAACGCCCGTTGAGCTGGAATTTGAAGACCTGCCTGAAACCGTGTTCACCGCCCTGACCGAAAAGGTGAAATCCATTTTTGGCCGCAAACAGGCCAGCGATGACGCCCGTCTGAATGACGTGCATGAAGCGGTGACCGCTGTTGCTGAACATGTGCAGGAAAAACTGAGCGCCACTGAGCAGCGCCTCGCAGAGATGGAAACCGCCTTTTCCGCACTTAAGCAGGAGGTGACTGACAGGACGGATGAAACCAGCCAGGCATTCACCCGCCTGAAAAACAGTCTCGACCACACCGAAAGTCTGACCCAGCAGCGCCGCAGCAAGGCCACCGGTGGTGGCGGTGACGCCCTGATGACGAACTGCTGACCGGCGTCAGTCAGTCCGGGAAAACCTTCACGATTAACCCTTAATTTCAGGAATAACTATGCGCCAGGAAACCCGCTTTAAATTTAATGCCTACCTGTCCCGTGTTGCCGAACTGAACGGCATCGACGCCGGTGATGTGTCGAAAAAATTCACCGTTGAACCGTCGGTCACCCAGACCCTGATGAACACCATGCAGGAGTCCTCTGATTTTCTGACCCGCATCAACATTGTGCCGGTCAGCGAAATGAAAGGGGAAAAAATTGGTATTGGTGTCACCGGCTCCATCGCCAGCACCAGCGACACCGCCGGTGGCACCGAGCGTCAGCCGAAGGACTTCTCGAAGCTGGCGTCAAACAAGTACGAATGCGACCAGATTAACTTCGATTTTTATATCCGCTACAAAACGCTTGACCTGTGGGCGCGTTATCAGGATTTCCAGCTCCGTGTCCGTAACGCCATTATCAAACGCCAGTCCCTTGATTTAATCATGGCCGGTTTTAACGGCGTGAGGCGTGCCGAAACCTCTGACCGCAGCAGTAATCCGATGCTGCAGGATGTGGCGGTCGGCTGGCTGCAGAAATACCGCAATGAAGCCCCGGCGCGTGTGATGAGCAAGGTCACTGACGAGGAAGGGCACACCACCTCTGAGGTTATCCGCGTGGGTAAGGGCGGTGATTATGCCAGCCTTGACGCACTGGTGATGGATGCGACCAACAACCTGATTGAACCGTGGTATCAGGAAGACCCTGACCTTGTGGTGATTGTGGGGCGTCAGCTACTGGCGGACAAGTATTTCCCCATCGTTAACAAGGAGCAGGACAACAGCGAAATGCTGGCCGCTGACGTCATCATCAGCCAGAAACGCATCGGTAACCTGCCAGCGGTACGCGTCCCGTACTTCCCGGCGGATGCGATGCTCATCACGAAGCTGGAAAACCTGTCCATCTACTACATGGATGACAGCCATCGCCGCGTGATTGAGGAAAACCCGAAACTCGACCGCGTGGAGAACTACGAGTCAATGAACATTGATTACGTGGTGGAAGACTACGCCGCCGGTTGTCTGGTGGAAAAAATTAAGGTCGGTGATTTCTCCACACCGGCTAAGGCGACCGCAGAGCCGGGAGCGTAACCGATGACGAGTCCCGCACAGCGCCACATGATGCGGGTCTCGGCAGCGATGACCGCGCAGCGGGAAGCCGCCCCGCTGCGACATGCAACTGTCTATGAGCAGATGCTGGTTAAGCTCGCCGCAGACCAGCGCACACTGAAAGCGATTTATTCAAAAGAGCTGAAGGCCGCGAAAAAACGCGAACTGCTGCCGTTCTGGTTGCCGTGGGTGAACGGCGTTCTGGAGCAGGGCAAAGGTGCACAGGATGACATTCTGATGACGGTCATGCTGTGGCGTCTGGATACCGGCGATATTGCCGGTGCGCTGGAGATTGCCCGTTATGCCCTGAAGTACGGTCTGACCATGCCGGGTAAACACCGCCGCACCCCGCCGTACATGTTCACCGAGGAAGTGGCACTCGCGGCCATGCGCGCTCACGCTGCCGGTGAGTCTGTGGATACCCGCCTGCTGACGGAGACCCTTGAACTGACCGCCGCTGCTGACATGCCTGATGAAGTGCGCGCAAAGCTGCACAAAATCACCGGTCTGTTTCTGCGTGACGCTGGTGATGCCGCAGGGGCGCTGGCGCACCTGCAACGTGCGACACAGCTCGACTGTCAGGCAGGCGTCAAAAAAGAGATTGAACGACTGGAGCGGGAGCTGAAACCGAAGCCGGAGCCGCAGCCAAAAGCGGCCACCCGTACCCCGCGTAAGACCCGGAGCGTGACACCGGCAAAACGTGGACGCCCGAAAAAGAAAGCCAGTTAACAACCGAATGCGCCCCGCGCCAGGGCGGCACGCCGGTCAGTGAGGGTGAATCACCTGACACTGCACCGGCGTCCACCGCCCGACTTTTCAGAGGTAGTCATGATGACGCTGATTATTCCGCGAAAGGAGGCTCCCGTGTCCGGTGAGGGTACGGTGGTCATCCCGCAACCGGCAGGCGACGAGCCGGTGATTAAAAACACGTTCTTTTTTCCCGATATCGACCCGAAGCGCGTCCGGGAACGTATGCGCCTTGAGCAGACCGTCGCCCCCGCCCGTCTGCGTGAGGCCATCAAGTCAGGCATGGCGGAGACGAATGCGGAGCTGTACGAGTACCGCGAACAGAAAATTGCCGCCGGTTTTACGCGTCTGGCGGACGTCCCGGCGGACGACATCGACGGTGAAAGCATCAAAGTTTTTTACTACGAGCGCGCCGTGTGTGCGATGGCGACCGCATCACTTTATGAGCGTTATCGCGGCGTGGATGCCAGTGCGAAAGGCGACAAGAAGGCCGACAGCATTGACAGCACCATTGATGAGCTGTGGCGGGATATGCGCTGGGCGGTGGCGCGTATCCAGGACAAGCCGCGCTGCATCGTGAGTCAAATCTGATGAAGACCTTTGCGCTACAGGGCGACACGCTCGACGCCATTTGTGTCCGGTATTACGGGCGCACTGAGGGCGTGGTTGAGACCGTGCTCGCCGCAAATCCGGGACTGGCTGAACTGGGTGCGGTGCTGCCGCACGGCACCGCCGTCGAACTGCCCGACGTTCAGACCGCGCCCGTGGCTGAAACTGTCAATCTGTGGGAGTAACGCATGACAGCAGAAGAAAAAAGCGTCCTGTCGCTTTTCATGATTGGGGTGCTGATTGTTGTCGGCAAGGTGCTTGCCGGTGGTGAACCCATCACCCCGCGTCTGTTTATCGGGCGCATGTTGCTCGGTGGTTTTGTCTCGATGGTTGCCGGTGTTGTTCTGGTGCAGTTTCCTGACCTGTCACTGCCTGCGGTGTGCGGCATCGGCTCCATGCTGGGTATCGCCGGTTATCAGGTGATTGAGATTGCCATTCAGCGCCGCTTTAAGGGCAGGGGGAAACCGTAATGCCGGTAATTAACACGCATCAGAATATCGCCGCCTTTCTCGACATGCTGGCCGTGTCCGAAGGGACGGCGAACCATCCGCTGACGAAAAACCGGGGCTATGACGTGATAGTCACCGGGCTGGACGGAAAGCCGGAAATTTTCACCGACTACAGTGACCACCCGTTCGCGCATGGCCGACCGGCGAAGGTGTTTAACCGTCGCGGTGAAAAGTCCACGGCCTCCGGTCGCTATCAGCAGCTTTACCTGTTCTGGCCGCATTACCGCAAACAGCTTGCCCTGCCGGATTTCAGTCCGTTGTCACAGGACAGGCTCGCCATTCAGTTGATCCGCGAACGCGGTGCACTGGATGACATCCGGGCGGGACGCATTGAGCGCGCCATTTCACGCTGTCGCAATATCTGGGCGTCCCTGCCGGGTGCCGGTTACGGTCAGCGTGAGCATTCACTGGAAAAACTGGTCACCGTCTGGCGTACCGCCGGCGGTGTACCGGCTTAAACGGAGTAAACACCATGAAGAAATTATCCCTTTCACTGATGCTGAACGTGTCGCTGGCGCTGATGCTGGCACTGTCCCTGATTTACCCGCAGAGCGTGGCCGTCAGTTTTGTCGCCGCCTGGGCGATTCTGGCGACGGTTATCTGTGTGGTTGCCGGTGGTGTCGGCGTGTATGCCACTGAGTATGTGCTGGAACGCTACGGGCGGGAGCTGCCGCCGGAATCGCTGGCCGTGAAGATTGTCACGTCGCTGTTTTTGCAGCCGGTGCCGTGGCGCAGACGGGCGGCGGCTCTGGTAGTGATGGTGGCGACGTTTATCTCGCTGGTCGCTGCCGGGTGGATTTTTACCGCGCTGATTTATCTCGTGGCATCGGTGTTCTTCCGGCTGATACGTACGGCCTGCCGTCAGCGTTTTGAGGGGCGGGAACCATGTCAAAGCTGATGACTGTGCTGGTTGTGTTGTTATCACTGGCGGTGGCCGGTCTGTTTCTGGTGAAACACAAAAATGCCAGCCTGCGCGCCTCGCTGGACAGGGCGAACAACGTCGCCAGCGGGCAGCAGACGACCATCACCATGCTGAAAAATCAGCTTCATGTTGCCCTCACCAGAGCAGACAAAAACGAGCTGGCGCAGGTGGTACTGCGTCAGGAACTGGAGAACGCCGCGAAGCGTGAAGCACAGCGCGAGAAAACCATCACGAGGTTACTGAATGAAAACGAAGATTTTCGCCGCTGGTACGGTGCTGAGCTGCCTGATGCTGTGCGCCGGTTGCACCAGCGCCCCGCCTGCACTGACGCCAGTGATTGTCGCCAACGCCTGCCCGAAAGTGAGCCTTTGCCCGATGCCGGGCAGTGACCCGCAGACGAACGGCGATTTAAGTGCCGATATCCGGCAGCTTGAGAACGCGCTGGCACGCTGTGCCAGCCAGGTAAAAATGATTAAACACTGTCAGGACGAAAACGATGCTCAAACCCGACAGCCTGCGCAGGGCGCTGACTGATGCCGTCACGGTGCTGAAAACCAGTCCCGAGATGTTGCGGATATTCGTGGATAACGGGAGTATTGCCTCCACACTGGCGACGTCGCTGTCATTTGAAAAGCGTTACACGCTCAATGTCATTGTGACCGACTTTACCGGTGATTTTGACCTGCTCATCGTGCCGGTGCTGGCGTGGCTGCGGGAAAATCAGCCCGACATCATGACCACCGACGAAGGCCAGAAAAAGGGCTTCACGTTTTATGCGGACATCAACAATGACAGCAGCTTTGATATCAGCATCAGCCTGATGCTGACCGAGCGCACGCTGGTCAGTGAGGTGGACGGCGCGCTGCATGTGAAGAATATCCCGGAACCTCCGCCGCCGGAGCCGGTCACCCGCCCGATGGAGCTTTATATCAATGGCGAACTGGTGAGTAAGTGGGATGAATGAGTTTAAGCGTTTTGAAGACCGGCTGACCGGACTGATTGAATCGCTGTCACCGTCAGGGCGTCGGCGACTGAGTGCCGAACTGGCGAAGCGCCTGCGGCAGAGTCAGCAGCGTCGGGTGATGGCACAGAAAGCCCCGGACGGCACACCCTACGTGCCACGCCAGCAGCAGAGCGCCAGAAAAAAGACTGGTCGTGTTAAGCGAAAAATGTTTGCGAAACTTATCACCAGTCGTTTTTTGCATATCCGCGCCAGCCCGGAACAGGCATCAATGGAATTTTACGGCGGAAAGTCACCGAAAATCGCCAGTGTGCATCAGTTCGGTCTGTCGGAAGAAAACCGGAAAGACGGTAAGAAAATTGATTATCCGGCGCGTCCCCTGCTCGGCTTTACCGGTGAGGATGTGCAGATGATTGAAGAGATTATTCTGGCGCACCTCGACCGTTAGTTGTGCCATTCCCGACACCTCATCGTCACATTGCCGCCGGTATGACCCGGCGGCATCCTTCCCGTTATGAACACTCTCGCAAATATTCAGGAACTCGCGCGCGCACTGCGCAACATGATTCGCACCGGCCTTGTTGTCGAAACCAACCTTAACGCCGGTCGCTGCCGTGTGCAGACCGGCGGCATGTGCACTGACTGGCTTCAGTGGCTGACCCATCGTGCCGGTCGTTCGCGCACATGGTGGGCACCTTCCGTGGGGGAGCAGGTGCTGATTCTGGCCGTGGGCGGTGAACTCGACACGGCGTTCGTTCTGCCGGGGATTTATTCCGGCGATAACCCCGCGCCGTCTGCGTCGGCGGATGCCCTGCATATCCGTTTCCCTGACGGAGCGGTGATTGAGTATGAACCTGAAACCAGTGCACTCACGGTAAGCGGAATTAAAACGGCCAGCGTGACGGCTTCTGATTCTGTTACCGCCACGGTGCCGGTGGTCATGGTGAAAGCATCAACCCGCGTCACCCTGGACACACCGGAGGTGGTCTGCACCAACAGGCTGATTACCGGCACGCTGGAAGTACAGAAGGGCGGGACGATGCGCGGCAACATTGAACACACCGGCGGTGAACTCTCATCAAACGGTAAGGTACTGCATACCCATAAACACCCCGGCGACAGTGGCGGCACAACAGGGGAACCTCTATGACTGCGCGTTATCTCGGAATGAATCGCAGTGATGGCCTGACGGTCACTGACCTTGAGCATATCAGCCAGAGTATCGGCGATATCCTGCGCACACCGGTCGGCTCGCGGGTGATGCGTCGTGATTACGGCTCGTTGCTGGCATCAATGATTGACCAGCCGCAGACCCCGGCGCTTGAGTTGCAGATTAAGGTCGCCTGTTACATGGCGGTGCTGAAATGGGAACCCCGCGTCACCCTGTCATCCGTCACCACTGAGCGCAGTTTTGACGGGCGAATGACGGTCACGTTAACCGGTCAGCACAACGACACCGGCCAGCCACTTTCGTTAACCATTCCTGTGAGTTGAAACCATGCCGATTATCGACCTGAATCAGCTACCCGCACCGGATGTGGTCGAGGAGCTGGACTTTGAAACCATTCTTGCCGAACGCAAGGCGACACTGATTTCCCTTTACCCGGAAGACCAGCAGGAGGCGGTCGCCCGTACCCTGACGCTGGAATCTGAGCCTCTCGTCAAACTGCTGGAGGAAAATGCTTATCGTGAGCTTATCTGGCGTCAGCGTGTGAATGAGGCCGCACGGGCGGTGATGCTGGCTTGTGCCGCCGGTAATGACCTTGATGTGATTGGTGCCAATTACAACACCACGCGCCTGATTATCACCCCAGCAGATGATTCGACTATCCCGCCGACACCGGCAGTGATGGAATCTGACACCGATTATCGTCTGCGTATTCAGCAGGCTTTTGAGGGCTTAAGCGTCGCCGGGTCAGTGGGAGCCTATCAGTATCATGGACGCAGTGCCGACGGGCGTGTCGCCGATATTTCTGTCACCAGTCCGTCTCCTGCCTGCGTCACCATCTCCGTGCTGTCACGTGAAAATAACGGTGTCGCATCCGAAGACCTGCTGGCTGTGGTGCGTAACGCCCTTAATGGTGAGGACGTCAGGCCGGTGGCTGACCGTGTGACCGTGCAGTCTGCCGCCATTGTTGAATACCAGATAAACGCCACGCTTTACCTTTACCCTGGTCCCGAAAGCGAACCCATTCGCGCTGCCGCCGTGAAAAAACTGGAAGCGTATATCACAGCACAGCACCGGCTGGGGCGTGACATCCGTCTGTCTGCCATTTATGCCGCTTTGCATGTGGAAGGTGTGCAGCGTGTCGAACTGGCTGCACCACTGGCCGACATCGTGCTCAACAGTACGCAGGCGTCTTTCTGTACCGAATACCGCGTCGTGACCGGAGGCTCGGATGAGTGATTCGCGACTGCTGCCGACCGGCTCATCACCGCTTGAAGTCGCCGCCGCAAAAGCCTGTGCGGAAATTGAAAAAACGCCGGTCAGTATTCGTGAGCTGTGGAACCCGGATACCTGTCCGGCAAATCTGCTGCCGTGGCTGGCGTGGTCATTTTCGGTTGACCGCTGGGATGATAAATGGCCGGAAGCGACAAAACGCGCTGTTATCCGCGATGCGTATTTCATTCACTGCCATAAGGGCACTATAGGCGCAATCCGGCGTGTGGTGGAGCCGCTCGGCTATCTGATTGAGGTGAGGGAGTGGTGGCAGCTCAACGAGGAGCCGGGGACGTTCCGCATCGTTGTTGGCGTGCTTGAGCAGGGTATTACCGAGGAAATGTATCAGGAGCTGGAGCGCCTCGTTGCTGATGCAAAACCGGCAAGCCGCCATCTGACGGGACTGGCTATCAGCTTAAGTACAACCGGCAACATTTTTGCCGGTGCGGGATGCTATCACGGTGACGCCCTGACGGTTTATCCCTACACCCCGGAGGCCATTATTGTCGGAGGGGATTATTTCCCGGCCTCGGCCATTCATTTAATTGATAACCTGAGAGTAAACGCATGACAGTGAAATACTACGCCATTCTGACTAATCAGGGCGCGGCACGGCTGGCTAACGCGACGATGCTCGGCAGTAAGCTGAATCTGACGCAAATGGCCGTTGGTGATGCGAATGGTGTCTTGCCGACACCAGACCCGGCACAGACAAAACTGATTAACCAGAAACGCATCGCGCCGCTGAATCTTCTGAGTGTTGACCCGAACAACCAGAGCCAGATTATTGCGGAGCAAATCATCCCTGAGAACGAGGGCGGATTCTGGATCCGTGAGATAGGTCTTTATGATGATGAAGGCGTACTCATTGCGGTGGCGAACTGTCCGGAAACGTACAAACCACAGTTACAGGAAGGCAGTGGTCGTACCCAGACCATCCGTATGATTCTGGTCGTCTCGAATACCGAAGCCATCACGCTGAAAATCGACCCGTCAGTGGTGCTTGCGACCCGCCAGTATGTAGATCAGCAAATAGAAGTTCATGAGCAATCGCGCCGTCATCCATCTGCTTCTTTGACAGAAAAGGGATTTGTACGTCTGTATAGCGGTGTGGAAAGCAATGATGAAACAGTCGCTGCAACGCCAAAAGCAGTGAAAATAGCGATGGATAATGCCAGCGCCAGACTGGCAAAAGACCGCAATGGTTCTGATATTCCCAATCCGGCACTGTTTGTTCAGAATCTGGGATTGAAAACGACTGTTGATAAAGCAGCATCAGCGATTCAGCCAGGAGATTATGGAATTGGTCTGGCTTATCTGAAAACCATGGGAACCAAATCGCAATTTTTTGCTTACAGTACAGCTGTCGGCTATCCAGAAGTGCCAACACATGGTGCTGGTTTCCAGGCCTGTTACAACGACAATCGGCGTGCACAAATTTATGTCGCTAATGATGGCAAGATGTACTGTCGATTCAGCATGTTATCGAAAATTGCCGATGATGAAACACCGTGGAATCAGGTGTTCACCAGTGCACATTATCCAGAAGCATCAGTGAGTGTTAAAGGAATGGTGCAACTGGGGAACGATGTAAACAGCGTGTCAGAAAATGTTGCGGCGACATTGAAAGCGGTAAAAATTGCGATGGACAACGCCAGTGCGAGACTGGCAAAGGACCGCAATGGTGCTGATATTCCTGACCCGACTTTGTTTATTCAGAATCTGGGACTTAAACCGACGGTTGATAAGGCTGAAAGTGCTCTGCAACAGGGAGCATACGGAATCGGTAGCAATAATAACTACGAAATGGGTGAGGTTTCACAGTTTCTTGCATATTCAGGTAATGCAGATGAAGTGCCATCGAATGGTGCAGGTTTTCAGGCTGCGTATAACAAGAACAGACGCGCGCAGATTTTCATCACCGGAGCAGGGGAAATGTATCACCGTTTCAGCGGCTCTGATACGGTTAAAGACAGTACAACACTATGGCGTCGGGGTGTTTGTGAAGATGAATTTTCATTTGGCAGCAATTATCACCGAATAACTGGCGGTGTGCTGAAGCAGTTTTTTAACAGTTATTTTTCCGGGGCAACTGGTGTGGTGAATAAAGAGTATCAGGTGAATTTTCCGACACCATTTGCCCGTCAGTGCTGGTACGTGATCCCCGTTTTCCGTTCGTCACACGGTGGGAGTGTTGAGGGTGTCGCCATTACAGCTATTACTGCAACTGGCTTTACCCTGAGCATCACCGGAGATAACGGTGGATGGAATATTGGGTTTATTGCGGAGGGGGTCTGATGAGTTATTTTTACAGTCCA